TGGATGTTTGCATGTCGTACCTGTACGTGCATACGTCCCGCGTGTTCCACAATCGTTCGACGACTTTGCGTTGAAAATCGACCACGATCCAATCGGTCGACTCAACCAGCTAGGTCCGCTGATCGAAGGGGCAATCCCCGTCGTCACCGACAACAAGGCATTCGATTCTTATCTGGCCGCTTTCGACAAGCGTTCCAATTCCCAGCCAGATAAAGACGATGACTGTACTCCGGAGTTCATGATCGCCGCCCTGGGCATATGGGAGGCGGTCGGCAGGGACTTACACTTCGATGCATTTGATGTCGACGAGGAAACGTTTGACCGCTGGTTAAGCAAAATGGATCCGACAAAACAGACTCGCATGAGGAAGGCTGCACTTGAGCTTTTCGAATGTGAGGATGATCCAGCTTATCTAGGCGAGAAGACGCTTAGTGTCAAGGTTGAGGCTCTCCTCAAGCGTTATGACAACAAATGGGCACCCAGGCTGATCTATGCTGGGAATGACCATTTTAACGCATTAACCGGTCCAGTAGCAATGATCCTTTGCGAACGACTCGTGGAAGTCTTCAATAGAACTCGTCTGGGGCCTTTAAAGATCATGATGGCATACAAAACCAATGACACATCTTTGGCCCGGCACCTTGGGGAAGCTAGCTCGTTAGGCTATACCCAGTGTTTCGAAGCGGATTTCTCGGCAAATGACCTCAGACAACGGAAAGGAGCGTCAGTCGTATTCGACAAATTTTGCCAAGTTGTAGGGACACCCACATGGTTCCGCAAGTTGCTATGCGACATGCGAGAATTTCGGGTTAAGAACCTCGAGTTTGGCCATACAGCGCAGCTAGCCCATCAGCTGCCTACTGGCACCACCATCACCACACCACGTAACTCAGTTTGGAATGCGACAATTGAAGCCGTATACGCTAAACGCACTGGTAACGCCGGTGTCGCCTGTCTCCTTGGCGACGACTGGCTTGCTATGATGCAAAAAGCGGTCAACGCGGAAGCATGTTCGGAGTGGGTAGCTTCGCATCCAAAGATGAAGCTCACCGCGTCCAACCCACAATTGTCGGGAGAAGCCACCTTACTGAGTAGGCGTATTTGTGTGGATACAGAAACACCTTGCATGATGCCAAAACTCGGCAAAGCCTTAGCACGCTTCAACGCTAGGGTGTCACCGCGGCAAGACATTAGCGACTCGGCCTACATGGCTGGGAAAGCTCTTAGTTATGCCTACGAGTTCCGGCATTTTCCGATGTTTAGGGATCTGTTTATGATGAGGTACGAACGTGAAGACAACGCAAAACTAGC